CCTACTTGATCCCGCAAACAAAATACTTTTTGTTTCAGGGCCAGCGGGTTCGAGTAAAACATACATGTCGCTCTATGGTTGTTTGCGTTTAATGGGGGACGATATAGAAACCGAACTGCTTTATGTACGGAGTATAGCTGAAAGCGCGGACAGGGGCTTGGGTAGTCTCCCAGGAGATATAACGGAGAAGTTCAATCCTTTTTTGATGCCCCTCTATGATAAATTAGATGAGATTGTTTTTGAGGGTGACACCGCCTTCTTAAAAAAGAATGGTCGCATTTCAGCCGTTCCAATTAATTTTATGCGCGGGGCAAGCTGGAACGATAAACTGGTTATCGCAGACGAAGCTCAAAATTTTACCTTTAAGGAGTTAACGACCCTTATAACTCGTATCGGGAAAGGTAGTAAGCTAATTATCTGTGGGGACTTTATGCAAAGCGACATAAATGGAAAAAGCGGCTTCAAGGAAATGTTTGACTTGTTTGGGGATGACATTTCAAAAGAGAACGGCATTTCCTCCTTTGCCTTTACTCAAAACGACATCGTTAGGAGTAAGATTTTAAAGTTTATCATTTCTAAATTAGAATCTTATAAAAAAGTGTAATATAATAGAGTATAACAAGAGCGATGTCAACGCGGTAGCGGCGAACAGCTTATTATACAACAGGACACACCATCTTGTTTTTTTACATTTTAATTAGAAAAAAGAGGTATTTAGTTTATAAATATTAAGGAACCAATGTCCCATTTATTTTGCCATAGCTGTGGAACGAAACTGGAGTATGCTCGCGCTCAACCTAATTTTTGTGCTAAGTGCGGACAGGCTCTAAATGATACCGCAACCACTCAGGCATCCACCCCCTCTGCTACATCAAAACCAATTTCCGATGAAGAGACCGATGCTGAATTTGTTCCCTCACTTGCAAGCATTCAAGTCGATATCGAGGCCGAGGGGCATAACACTTTCACATTGGGTTCATTAGCGGGTAAAGGAACTCCCGCAGATTACAGGCCGCGTAAGGGGTCTAGGTCCGTGAATGAATTCATTGATGAAAAAAAGGAGTAAATATACTTATGAAGACTTCTCTGATGTCATCGACCTTGCGATAAAGAAACAGCGCTCCAAATGGAGGCTTAATGCTGTAAAATGGTTCGACTTTCAGGATGTCGAACAAATCATCAAAACCCACATAGCGAAGAAGTGGGACATGTGGGATCAAAGCCGCCCCCTTGAACCGTGGATCGGTAGAATAATTTCCAATCAACTCCGCAATCTGATCCGCAACCATTATGGTAACTATGTGAGGCCCTGTGTTAACTGTAAATTTGCTCATGGGGACTTTTGTACGATGACCCGCAGCAGAAAACAGGATACCTCCTGCGAACTTTATGCTAAGTGGGCAAAGTTTAAAAAATCAGGGTTAGAGTTAAAAATACCGCTTTCGACGGAAGATTTCTGTAAAGAGGTTAATAGCAAGCAGTATACAGATTTTGATTTTGATACATCCCTAAAAAGGCTCGATATCTACATGGAGATTAAATTAAGCGACAATCATTACGTCGCCTATCGGATGTTATACTTTGAAGATAAAAATGAAGAGGATGTCGCCAGATTTATGGGATATAAGATTTCCCCACAAAAAAGGAAGCTGGGATATAGGCAGGTAAAGAACCTTAAGAAGAAGTTCCTTGAAGTGGCTTTGGAAATTTTACAGGAACACGACATTATAACTGATGGATCTAAGTGAAGAACAAAAAACGTTTTTGCAAGAAAACGCTGCTCAAATTCCCGATTTGATTGATTTAACGAGGCAGTGTTTTGAAAATGACACTTTGGATGGCAGATCTCGGGAGGGGAGAGCCGTAAGAAAATTCTTGGTTGAAAATTCCATCAATTTTCGCACAACTTCTCGTCAACCAATGGAAACTATCGACTTTACACGCGAACAACGTGAATTCATCCTCCAGCAAGCCGAAAATGGTCTTTCGTCATTAGAGATTGCGCGGATAGTTTTTCCAGATCGCAGGGTGCCACCCTTGAGCAACGAGCAGCGGGCGGTTTTGACCGAAATTCGTTCAGTCAATCCTGATATTTTACCCTCCCAAGATAGCGGGGCGCTTCATAACTATTTACCGCCTAAATCTTTTTCCCGTATCATTAAGAAAATCAATGATGCCACTGGGATGGGTTTGGAGGACGGCAAGATTAACAGGCAAAAACAAATTTGCTTAGAAAGACTCAAGATAAATCTTTCCAATTCTCGATTTTTGAAAATTATTAATAATTATCTCAATGACGGGGACAGGGTATTGTTTGAACATGAGTTTATACGTTTAACATGGGATAAGCCCGACTTAACAGCGGATGAAATTAATTTGTATTTAAATGTTTGTAAGGAGGTTATTAATTTGGAGGTGGTTAGTTCTCACCTTAATAAACTGAATGACATGTTTGATGTGGCTGACGAACAGGCTGAAATGTCCATTCGTCTTGCTGAGATCATTAAGGCCAAAAGTTCTGAATACCATCAGTGTGAGACTAGGATAGAGAATCTCACTAAAAAGCTCCAAGGTGATCGGGGTGAGAGAATGAAGAAGATGTATAAGGAAAACGCTTCGTTTCTTTCTATTGTTCAATTGTTTCAAGAAGAGGAGGAGCGTAAAACGATGCTGGAAATCGCTGAGATGCAAAAACAAATCGTTCGTAAAGAAGCGGACAGGTTAGAGAACATGTCGGAGTGGAAGGCAAGAGTATTGGGTATATCAAAGGATGACACAATTTAAATGCAAGGAATGTGACCAAGAGTATGGGTCGTTGAGGAGTTTACACGCACATATCAAGAAACACGATGTGTTATTAGGAGATTACTACGTCAAGCATTTCCAACGTAAGGATAAACTCACTGGTGGGTTAATACCCTTTAAGAAATACAATCAATACTTCCACACCTCATTCCTGAACGCTTCAAACATGAGGAAGTGGTGCAAGACGGCTCCCAAGGAGGAAGTGAAAGATTTTGTGATTAATTCCATCAAAGATAAGCTCACATCAAAAAACATAAAAGCAGGACCGCCCGCTCTCTACCTAGAGACCTCTGGCTTGCCTGACATGGAGATATGTAAAGATATATTCGGCAGCTATAAGGCTGTCTGTGAAAAGTTTGGTATGTTGCCTATGCTATCAGGGCAACTACCAAAAGAGTTCGATGACGATTTCTCCAACAACCACATTCTAATAGATACAAGAGAGCAGCGACCCCTCCCCTTTAAGAACAGTGAGTTGTTGAAGCTGGACGTTGGGGACTATGGCGTTTCTGGAGAACTTTATGATTATACATTTGTAGATCGAAAGTCTTACCAGGATTTTGGTGCCACTGTAACTGGGGGCTACGCTAGATTTGTAAAAGAATTAGAAAGATGCAAAAGTTTGGGATGCTTTTTGTTTATAGTGATAGAATGTGACTTCGACCAAATATATTGGAAAAATAAGTCCGTATATAAAAAATTCAACTTAGGATATGTTTTACATAACATGAGAACCATCCAAGCGGAATATTCAGACTGTTGCCAGTTTGTATTTAGCGGGTCACGGGAAGAAAGTGTAAAATTAATACCTAAGGTTCTTGTTCTGGGGCAAAAGCTCTGGAAGGTGGATCTTCAGTATTTTTGGAATAAAAAAATTAAAAAAAATGTCTTGGGAAACAGGAACACAGAAACTCCGCAGAGAGTTCAAGGGTATAAATCAGGAGCTTCTAGAAAAAGAGGGGTATTTGGAAGAAACTGAGGCAAAGATTTTGCTTTATAAGTTTCTGAAGGAAAATCCGTCATTTGCTTCCGAACTCTTTACTGGGGTAAAATTATTCCCCTTTCAACATATGGCTATAAAGGCCATGATGGAGTCTGATTACTTTTTGGGAATCTGGAGCCGTGGAATGTCCAAAAGCTTCTCTACGGCTGTTTTCGCGCTCCTAGACGCCGTTCTACACCAAGGGGTGCATATAGGTATTCTGTCGAAGTCGTTTAGGCAATCTAAAATGATTTTTAAGAAAATAGAAGAAATATCAAAAAGCCCTAAGGCTACCTTTTTTTCCCAGTGCATAACTCGCACCTCCAAGATGAATGATGAGTGGGTTATGGAGATTGGAAGAAGCAGCATCCGCGCCCTCCCTTTAGGTGATGGTGAGAAACTTAGGGGTTTTCGTTTCCAAAGAATGATTATTGATGAGTTGTTATTGATGCCTGAAAAAATTTACAATGAAGTTATTCTACCATTCCTTTCTGTGGTGGAAAATCCCACAGAGAGGCAGGAAGTTTATGATTTAGAAACACAACTAATTGAGACGGGCAAAATGAAGGAGGGGGATAGGAGGGTATGGCCGAATAACAAAATCATAGGGTTGTCCTCGGCTTCATATAAGTTTGAGTATTTATATAAGATATATCAACAATATGAAAAATTGATTCTTGATGAGAACAAACAAGATGGGGCGCATCGCACTATTATGCACTTCAGCTATGATTGTGCGCCAGAACAACTATATGATCAGAATTTAATTAGCCAAGCGCGGTCTACCATGAGTCAATCTCAATTTGAGAGGGAATTTGGCGCCGTCTTCACAGATGATAGCTCGGGATACTTTAAAGTAAGCAAGATGGCCGCTTGCACCCTAAGTGATGGAGAGGGGCAATGCGTAGAGGTTATAGGTAATCCCAAAGATGAATACATCCTAGCCTTTGACCCCTCATGGTCTGAAAGTGAAGGCTCTGACGATTTTGCAATGCTTTTAATAAAGCTTAACAAAGATACCCGTAAGGGGACCGTGGTTCATAGTTATGGTTTATCGGGGGCAAATCTTAAAACCCATATTAAATATGCGGCCTACTTATTGACTCACTTCAATATAGTTGCGGTGGTGGGGGACTATAATGGTGGCGTCCAATTTATGAACTCCTGTAACGAAAGTGAGGTATTCAAAAACAAAAACTTGAGGCTGGAAACTATTGATGCAGAACTAGACAAAGCGCAGGATTACCAGAAAAACATTCTTAAATTAAAGAACCAATACAACAAACTTAACAAAAAATTTGTGTTTTTGCGTAAGCCTAGTTCTCAATGGATTCGTTATGCGAATGAAAGTTTACAGGCCGCTTTCGATCATAAGAAGATATTCTTTGCGGGTGCAGCCATGGATGATGATTATAACGCCCAGAGGAAGGCTCGAATTCCAATTAAGGAGTTAAAGTTTATAAGAAACGACTCTAATGAAACGGGAGCGGTGGGAGCAAGGA